TGTATGAGCAGTAACCCTCGCCGGTTCAGGTCCAAGGGCGGCGACGTCGTCCTGGATGAATTCGACTGGCATGATAAGCCTGGTGAAATGCTCGATGCTGCTATGCCGGTTACTACGTGGGGTTATGATCTGCGAATACTTACAACCCGCAACGGTGAAGGTTCGCAGTTCGATAATCTCGTCAAAATAGCCAAACGAATCATAAGCGGTGAGCTCGACCCGGCTAAGGACCCGGTCCTGCACTGGAGTTATCATCACGTCCCGATTACAGTCGCTATTGAGCAGGGCCTCGCTGAAAAGATTTACAAGCTCGACCGTGTGGACCCGGAAGCCCGCGAGCGGTTCTTGCGGGAATGCCGGGCACGCTGCCGAAATGAAGATGCCTTCAATCAGGAGTATATGTGCATACCATCAGCTTCAGCTTCCACATTGATTCCGTACGACCTTTATCAAAGCTGCGAAATGACCGATTGCTTGCAGCCCCTGGTCCCGCACACCGAAAGCCGCCGCCAGTATTATCTCGGCGGTGATATCGGCCGCGAAAAAGACCTGACAGTATTCTGGATTTGGGAATTAGTAGCTGACATTCTTATCACCCGGAAGGTCATCGTATTATATAAAACTCCCTACCATGCACAGCTTCAGATGGCAGAGGATTTACTGGCAAACCAAAACATCTTGCGAGGCTGTATCGATGCCACGGGTATCGGTGATATGCTGGTCGAATCGCTTCAGAATAAATTCGGTACCTATCGAATTGAAAAGGTCAAATTCACCGCTGCAATCAAAGAGCATCTTGCAAGTTTGATGCTTAGTGGCTTTGAGGATAAACGAGTTCGTGTTCCTGCAGATCGCAAAACACGCGAGGACTTCCATTCGGTACGTAAGACCGTGACCCTTGCCGGTAATATTCGCTACGATGCCGCCAGGACCGAAGCCGGTCACGCAGACCGTTTCTGGGCCGCTGCTCTTGGCAAGGAAGCTGCTATAACCAGTGGAATTCCTCAATGTATTTTAGTTTGAGGGTTAGATGACTATAAAAAAGACAATTCAATCCTGGGCACAAAAGACAATCGGCTTAAGCCAGTTGGCTCAGATGTGGCTGGCCGGCGAGGATATGCCTGATGCTAAAGACAGTAAACCTTCCAAGCCCTATTCGCAGGTTGCCCTGGTTTACACCTGCGTCAATAAGTTAATCGGCAGCATAAGTGGATTGCCTCTTATCCTTTCGACCCTCGATGAGAAAATCATCGAGTCCGGTCCCGCCTATGACCTGCTGTTTAATAATCCTGCTCAAAGCTGGCAGAGATTCGTAACGCAAACAATTGGCCATTACGCCCTGAGCCGTGATGTCTTCTGGATATTTACTGATACGGAAGGTCAGAAGCCAAAAGAAATCCTGGTCGTATCCGGCACACAAATGCATCCCATCACACACAATCGCATGGCCGGCGGTGTACTTATCGGCTGGGAATTCAGAGGGCTTGGTGGCCGGCGAGCAACGTTTACCCCGGATGAAGTGTATCAATGGAAAAATTTTAATCCTTACGATCGCTTTCACGGCCTCGGCCCGGTAAAGGCGAGCGAGCTCAATATCAATTATAGTTTTGCAGCCGACCTTTACAGCTCCAACGCCTTAGCTAACGCCGCCGAACCAGGAGCGATTCTTACTACTACCGGCAAGCTCGATGAGGACCAGATTCGATTGATTCGCAGCCAGTTCGAAGCCCGCCATAAGGGAGCTGCCCAGGCAAAGCGAACGGCGGTTTTGACCGGCGGAATGGACATTAAGACTATCGCTATGAAGCTGACGGATATGCAGGTTGCCAAGATTACCGAGATGAGCGATAAGAAAATCTGCTCATCTTTCGGCGTCCCCCCCGGTGTTGCCGGCCTTATCACTGATGCACAGTACTCACACGGTCCTGCAATGAAGGACTTTATATTCAATACGGTTTTACCTTTAGCGACTCTTTTTGCTGATGAAATCACGGCAGGTATTCTATCGAAATTTCCAACCTCAAAACTATTAGGCGGCAACTTCCCCGCCGTCGAACTCAAGGATGCAAAGCTATATTCAGGCCCTCGCAATCGGTCATTATCGAAAAATATATATTATCGTAATGCCAGGCAAAAAGCAGTTGCCGTTCGGAAAAAGATTATCGCATGGTTCGATGCCGGCCAGCATCCGGTTATCCAGGAACACCAAAGAGAGACGGCGGAGAAAGTCCTCAAATTCACTGAGGCCGGTGTCCCCCTCAACGATATTATCGAGACCCACGATTTGCCCTATGAGCAGACGGACTGGGGCAAGGAATGGTGGATCGGTATGGGCCAGGTGCCGGCCCGCTTCGCGCTCGAGGCCGGGCTTGAAGGAATCACCGGACCATCACTGCCGGAAGGCCAGCCTTCGGGCGAGGAGCAAGTCACTCCGGACTTCCATAAATTTGCAAGTGATATAGCTGACCTTATTAAAAGTGAAAAAGCAACTAAAGCCGATGAGGCCCAGAGATTGCGTATCTGGCGAAACTGGGTCGTCTCCTGGGCTGGTATCGAGCGGGAATACAAAGAGGCAATGCGCAAGTTCTTTGTCCGCCAGCAGCGGATTTTAATCGACAAGCTCAAGAAAGCATTGTCTGAGCTCAAAGCCCAAAAGGCCGAACCCGAACAAATTGTCACCCGGGTTGTCTTCGACCTGAAGGTTGAGAACAGTAAAATCAAAGTCATCAATCAGGTCTTCTTTGAAAAGGCAGGCGAGCTCGGCATTCGCCAATCCCTCTCTGAAATTCTGGGTCTGTCCGGCGAGGCATTGGATGAGGCAGCCCAGCAGGCAAAACGCATCGCCTGGGTAAAAGGCAAGCTCGTTATTTCAACGCACAAGATTACCGGCATCAATCGTACTACTCAAAATATAATTGCTCGCCAACTCCGCCAGGGTCTGGAATCTGGCGAAGGTCTAAATGAATTGACAGCCCGCATCAAAACCACACTCGGCTCGAACAGGGCAAGGGCGTTATCTATCGCCCGTACTCAGACTGCAGGCGCTGTTGGTACCGGCCGTCATGCCGGTATGAGCCAGGCGGGTGTGGAGCTGAAGGCCTGGTTGACAAGCGGCGATACCGAGGTCCGCGATTCTCACGTCTCGGCCGGTATGAAGTATGCCGAGGGCATCCCGCTCGAGCAGCCCTTCGAAGTAAGTGGTGAGCTGTTAATGTACCCAGGCGATCCTGCCGGCTCAGCTGCCAACATTATTAACTGCCGTTGCCTCGATATTGCCAGAAAGGCGGTGGGCAAAGCCTTCGACCTGGCTTATTACAGCAATCTTAAATTCTATTCATATATCGAAATGCAAAAAACTCCGGCTAAGCCGGACCAGAAAAGTGAGGATAAATAAAATGGAACCGAAAATGAAATTTTTCTATCCTAAAGTCAAAGCAATAGACAAAGAAAACAGGTGTATTACCGTTTGTATTTCGAAGGATGAAATCGACCGCCACAATGAGCGTATAGAGATAAGCGCTATAGCGGATTCTCTTAACATCTATGCCGCCAACCCCGTAGTTCTCGGCGACCATCAGCATCGATTATCAACGGGTAAATCTTCTGTAATTGGTCATGCCCCCCCTGAATCCTTTAAGGTTCTTCAGAGTGAAGTGGATATGGATATTATATTTTCCGTTACAGAGAACGCTGAGACATATTGGATTAACTACCGCGATGGTCATCAAAGGGCTGTTTCTATCGGCTTTATCGACCTGGAATGGCGAACCGAAGATGTAGATGGCAAAAAAGTCTTCGTCAGTACAAAAATTGAATTGCTTGAACTGAGCTGTGTTGCTGTTGGAGCCAATCGTGGTGCTCTACTCAAAGCCAAGGGAATGTTCGACAGAATAAAAGAGTCGGTCTATCATTGCGAATGCATCGAATGCGGTCATCAGGAAACAAGCGAAACGCATTGCAAAGATTTGAAATGCATCGAATGCGGAGGCCAAATGCGAAGAGTCGAAAGACCGGGTCCCGGCCAAAATCAAGAGCAGGACGTATCAAAACAAATTTCAGATCTAAAAACCTTCATCGAGCTTGAATTCGATGAAATCAAATCGCTTTTAATCGCTGATTCGGACGGATTTGCAAAGGGCCTGCTCGGTGACTCTTCTGAATCATCCGTTCCCGCCGGCGAGAAAAAACAATCCGAGCGATACGTAAAAGTAGTTGAAAACGTAACTAAACAAATAAATACCAAAAGGAATAACTCTCATGGACGAGCTTGAAATAAAAATTCAAAAAATGCTCGAAGATGCAGTCAAAGGATTGGCTTCTGAGAATGAGATAGCAAAAGCCATCGAGGAAGAAGTCGCAAAGCAAAGGGCTGAAGATAAGCATCTCAAGGAAACGCAGACGGCCCTCAAAGAGCTTTTGGACTTTCATAATAGCCTGGCTAACCAGGTCAAGCAGCTTACCCGCAGCCGCTTTGCCGGCATCAGAACTCCGAGTGGTCTTTATAACGGTATGTGGGGCGACCTTGAGACGGCAAAGCTTGCCGGCCTTTTCGTTCTCGCGAGCATATTCGGCAACAAAAAAGCTTCTGAAGAACTGGACAACAGAGGCATTGAGCTAAAACGCTTCACCGAAAAAGATGAGAAGGCAATGGGCGAGGATGTCGGCAGCACCGGTGGTATTCTGGTCCCGACGGAATTAATCCCGAATATAATTCTGCTCATTGAAAAATACGGTGTTTTCCGTCGCAACGTTCTTGAATACCCGATGGCCTCCGACAGTGCTCTCGCTCCCAAGTTGAGTTCTGGCCTGACTGTTTATTGCCCGGGTGCCGGAGTTGCACCGACACTTTCAGATGCTGCATTTAAGGGCGTTGGTTTAACTGCCAAGAAATGGATGACACTGACGGCCCTGGATTCCGAGCTGAATGAGGATGCAGCTATTGCGATTGGCGAGCTGATTGGTTTCTTAATCGGCCAGGCCTTTGCCCAAAAGGAAGATGAAGTCGGCTTCCTCGGCGATGGCACGAGCACCTATTTCGGCCATACCGGTATTGCAGGCGCCTTACGGGCAGTTGATGCAACCATTGCCAATATCAAATCGCTTGTGGTCTCAGACACTGACGCTACTTATGCAAACATAAGTCTGGCTAACTTCGAAAATGTTTGCGGAATAGTGCCGGACAAGGCTGACAACGGGGACCTCAAATGGTATTGCAGCCGGATGCTCTATTACACCGTGATGGTCAAGCTGGCAATGGCTGCCGGCGGAGCTAATGCAACCGAGATACTTTCCGGCTCCGTCTCTCGTGAAAAGACGTTCCTGGGCTATCCTGTGGAGTTCACTCAGGCAATGCCGAAGACGCAGGCCGCCAGCCAGATATGTGCAATTCTTGGCAACTTGAAGCTCGGTGCCTACCTCGGCGACCGCAGAAAACTCACCATCGACCGTTCAACTGAGGCGTATTTCTCTACCGACCAGATTGGTATCCGGGGCACTGAGCGCGTAGCACCGACCGTTCACGGTGTAGGCGATACGACTGTTGCCGGTCCTATCTGTGCATTGATTTTGCATGCTTAATAATCGCAGCAGTCAATAGCTCGTGTAGAGGAGCTGATGAAAAGCGATGAATGTTAACCATAATTTGAAAGGTTAAAAGATGATTGAAGTTCAAAACATGAAAATGTGTATTCTGACGCCCCCTCAGATTAAAAACAACGGTGACTTCGATACCAATACCTACCTCGACAC